TTATGTATAGCAGTACGAGCATAACAGAGCTTGCGGAGCTTTTGGGCGTTAAGCCTACGAGCATAAGTAGGACACTAACCAGGTATAAGAGACACCAACCTGCATGCCCTAAGTATGGCAAGTTTGATGTAAGTATGATTTAAGATTTTTGAACTTAGTTCAAAACAAAAATAAATGATGGGAGTGATTAAAGTGTTTCCATTTGATATTGACGAAACGGAAGACCTTGCAGGCGTTGAGCCTATAGAAATGCAAGAGAGTAGCGACTACGAGATAAATTTCGAGACAAATGAGCTAACCGGGCGCATAATTACAGGGCTCGAAGCTGTTAAACAGTGGGCTCAAATGTGTTTGGGTACAGATAGATATTATTATAATCAATATTCATGGGATTATGGTTCGGAGCTGAGGGAGCTAATTGGCAAAGAATACCAATTAGATTACATAACAAGCGAATGTAAGAGAATTATAGAAGACTGTCTAAGTGTTAACCCTGAAATAACAGGAATACAAGACCTTGAAATAATGCATATTGATGACTTATTGATAGTTAATTTCACAATGTTAACAATATATGGAGAAACGGAGATGGGCGTAAATGTTTGATAATAAAACTTTTGATGAAATTATGAATGAAATGATGAGCAATTTCGGCGCTGATGTCAGAACTGATGAAGGCTCTTTGGCTTATAACGCTTGTGCAAAGCAGGCGGAACAGTTGGAAGAGATCTACGGCGATATGGATTTGTTAAGTGATAATCTATTGGCTGATACAATGGATTTAGAGCATTTGATTATGTATGGAGCAGAGAGAGGTGTAAATTATAAATTTGCAACTAAGCCAAATGTAAGAGGGGTATTTTTACAGGAAATTCCGTTAGATACTGAATTTGTGCTTAGTGATTACACTTACAAAGTAATAGATACGCTCTCAGACGGAGAATATAACTACAAACTCGAGTGTGAGACCGAGGGCACCGCCGCAAATGCTACACTAGGCGACCTTGAACCGGTTGATTACATTGAGGATTACCAGGGTGGCCAGGTTACTGAGGTATTAGTTCCGGGCGTAGACGATGAAGATGAGGAAATCTATAGACTTAGAGTAATAAAATCATTTAAGATGGTGGCATTTGGGGGCAATAAAGCAGATTACAGAGAGTATATTGACAAGATCGCAGGCGTGGGCGGCTGTAAGCCTATGAGACGCCAAGAGGGCGAGACAAATATAATTATATATATTATTAATGATAGTTATTTGGTACCTGATGCGGAATTACTTGCAGAGGTACAAAAATTAGTTGACCCTGAGACCTCACACGGCGAGGGCGACGGCATGGCGCCAATCTGTCACACTGTAGCAATTACCGCAGTTGATGCGGTTACGGTTAACGTTGAGACCACTGTAACACTAGATGAGGGCTACCAACTCGCAGATGTTGAGCAGGCAATAAGCGACGTTATTAGTAACTATCTAAGCGGATTGCGCCAAATGTGGGAAGACCAAGAAAAAGACAGCACCGTCATAAGAGTTGCCAACATAGACGCTCGTATATTAGGCGTTACCGGTGTTATAGATGTTGCTAATACAACAATCAACGGCGAGGCTAGCAACTTAACTATAGATTATAAGAGCATACCTTTGAAAGGGCAGGTGATTGTTAATGTTTGAGGCACCGAGCTTAATAACTAATATTCCTGACATTTCGCAAATATACGCTACTAATGATTTACAATACGACGACCTTAACGAGGCAGTAGAGCAGATTGACGCTAATATATTTCTTGATACTATGGACGCCGACACGTGCCACAGGTGGGAGCGCATTCTTGATATTCCGCAGGCGGAGACCCTGCAAGATCGTCGCTATAAAATCAAATCAACATTAATAGCCTCATTACCATACTCATACAGAGTTATAGCAAGGCAATTATTAACGTTATGCCCTTACGGTGTTGATATTCTTGTCAATAATAATCGTGATTATATTAAGGTGGGTATTGCTTTGCGTGATGACAACTTAGTGCGTGATATTGAGAGTTATTTGGATAGAGTTTTACCTCTTAACATGGTTACAGAGGTCGAAATTATGTATAACAGATATGACTTTTTCAATTCGTGGAAACATAATGAATTAGGCAATTACACGCATTATGAATTACGTACAGAATACTTTGATTAATTGTAACAACACATAGATAATGACATTTAAAATTTTATAAAATATATATATTAAGGGAGTTGATTATATATGACAACTACGGACGTTTTGGGCTTAAAAAAGCCCGATGGAAATGATTATTATGATATTGCTGATGCAAATTATAACGCTGATAAGCTTGATGACTATGCTGAGAGTGTTAACGGCTCAATTACGCAAATGACCGAGCGCACAACACAGTTAAGCAACGGCAAGGCAGACGGCGCGGGTATTACGCTATATTACAGTAATCAGGATAATTTGATGCATATTAGTTATGATGATGGAGAGGAGTGATGATATATGGCAACTTATGACGTACCAATCGCGAGTGAGACAACATCACAGGAGATTAAGAGCGATGTTAGTGTAATCAAAACTAATACTAATAGCACTAAGACAGATGTTGAGACAATTAAGACTAATGTTAATACAATTAATAGTAATACAAGTAGCACTAAGACAGATGTTGAATTAATCAAGGCTAATGTTAATGAGAACATACCTAAGATTAATACAACAAAAGCAGGCGTGGAAATGTTGCTAAATGCGGTACAGGGTACTACAGTAACAGACCCGACCGCCACACGCTCGCATATGCTATCAGTAGATTTTCGCAAAGCCTTACCGGCGGCAGGTGAGAGGGCTACAATTGCCATTATGTGCGTGGTTGTTAATGGTGATACAGTGTTAGCAAGTAGCACGGCAACCATAGGCGGAGCAGATACAGATGATGATATATTAGTACATACTATGTTATATAACGCGGCTTATAGCGTAAGAGATGCAGTTGTTAAGCTGTATTTACGCCGCTATGGCGAGGATAGCGACGGAAACGAACGCTATGTTAATGTTACGGACGAGGCTGGCTATAATAGAGTATTAATCGGTGAGTATCGTATAGACTTGACTAATACCGCTACTTATGTCGATATAGAGCACTTAATTACTAGACGCGCAGATGATTCATTCGAAAATCAAAAAATACATAAAATTCAAAAAATGTTTGATTTCCGTGAGTGTGATGAGGCTATCTATAAGCTTATGCTTGATTTGTATAAGGCTGATTTGATTGATATAAAGAAATATTGGCACATCGGAGATACCCGCTATTACACTATTAGCGGTATATGCCCGGCAGGTAATATAGATGGCGCATATTATGACTCTATAGCAATTAAATTATTAGATTATAAGCTACCAAGTAATATTGAGGCTACAAGCAAGGAGCCAATCAATCAATTATTAATTGGTATATACGCGTATAAAAAGCCTAATGGTGGCTTATATTTCGAAAGCAAATTCGGTGGTAATTCAAGTAGCAAAGCAAGTTATTATAACAGTGATTTAGCCTCATTTTTGCATACCTCTCTCAATAGCTTAAGCCTATACCACGAGTATTATGCACCTACAAGCGCTATACCTAATGGCGTAATGATGGATTATGTGGCACCGGTAAGAATTACAATGCTCGCACACAATGGTACTAATTGGTGTGCTTATGTGGGTAAGGCAACATCTACCAATAGATTTTACGTTGTGCCTACATTGCCTAATATTGTGGGCAAGATTGGCATAGATGTAATTGACAAATACGGTGGAGAGCAGATCGAATATTTCAAAAAGGGGTTGGAACTCAGGATTTTGGGACAGAGTAGTACAGATGTACATACTCAGAGCCCTGTTACAGACGCCAACGGGGCGCATTATGCTGTAACACTTAGCTCTGTCAATCCGTCAAAAATGTACGACGCATCAAGCGGTACAGCGTATAAGACTACGCTATACAGCACTGAGTTACAGACGCTTGTACTTGCGGTTGCTAACTAATAAGGGGGTTACTGTTATGACTATAGATTATTGGTTAACCGGCGCGGGTATGATTTTCGGCTCTGTTGGCTTTTGGACATTTGTGCAACATTGGCTCGATAAGAGATCGGTCTCACGCCAAGCCATGTTAGGTATGATGTATTTGGGGGTCAAGATGAGCTGTCAAAAGCTTATAGATAGAGGATGGGCAAACGTGGAAGAAATTGAAGATATTGAAAAATACATGTTTGAGCCTTATAAAACTTTGGGCGGAAACGGCACCGCTGAAATGATTATGAATAAGGTCAAAACCTTGCCAAACCGCCCACCGCAAGAAGATAAAGAAATAATCAAATGGAAGGAGTGAGCAATATGAGCAAAGTAGACGCAAGGACAATCGCACGTACAATATGCTTATTTATGGCACTTGTTAACCAGGTGTTAACTATTATGGGTTATAGTATGATTAATATTGACGACGAAACAATCACAAACGCTGTAAGTACATTGTGGGTAATCGGCGCGGCATCATGGGCATGGTGGAAAAATAACAGTTTCACGGAGCCTGCAATTGCCGCAGATAATTACTTACAAGAGCTTAGAGAGGGCATTAAGTATCTCAATAACAAAGACAATAATGACACTGATAAGTAATTTATCAGTGTTGTTATTATATATTAATTCTTTTGAACTAAGTTCACAAAAAAATAAAAAGGAGTGAATTATTATGATTATTGATATTAGCGAACATCAAGGCAATATTGATTGGATTAAGGTTGCCAAAAACAAGGACGTTGAGGCTGTTATTATAAGAGCAGGCTATGGGCAGGACATAAAATCACAAGATGATAAACAGTGGAAGAGGAATATTGAAGCAGTAATAAAATATGGTATACCATTTGGCGTATATCTCTATTCGTATGCTAAGACTACTCAGGCAATTCGTGGCGAAGTTGACCACCTTATAAGACTTATTAAGCCTTACAAAGACAAAATGTCACTACCTGCATACATTGACATCGAGGAGCCAGGAACTGGCCCGGGTTGCACCGCAAGAATTAAGGAATTCTATAAAATAATGAAGGAAAAAGGCTATAAACCTGGCTTATATACCGGCGAATGGTGGTACAACGCATATATTAAGGGAGCAATTAAAAACACATTATGGATTGCAAAGTATGGCGTTAATGATGGAAAACCGCATGAAAAGCCTAAGATTGGCGTAGATTATGATTTATGGCAGTATACAAGCAAGGTAAAAATAGCAGGTATACCGGGCACCGTAGATGCTAATATACTATATAACGAAGATCTTATCAAAAAGGACACTAAGAAAATCACAAAAAAGGAAGATGATAAGGTTATGTTAAAGGTAACAGCAAAAAGCGGGCTCAATTGCCGTAAATCAGCAAAGCAAGACGGCGCAATTTTGGGCGCGTTTGAAGACGGCGCGCGCCTGCAATTAATCAACAAAACTAACAAATCATGGTACAAGGTTAAGGGCAAGGACTCAACCGGCAAGACTATTGAGGGTTATTGTTCGGCTAAGTACCTACTTATTATATAATTTTTGCAATACAGTTATTATTTGTAATATCATCCTTTCGCAGAGAGGCGTCCCGGCATTGTGCAGGGGCGTCTTTTTGTAAAAGGA